CTTGACAATGCAACTAACAATTTGTTATACTATAGTAGTGGGAATGATTCCTACAGTTTGTGTAACAGTTATTTTTAGGAGAGACTATGAAAAATATGTTTGAATTACTTGCCGAACAATCTATTGTTAACGGTGAACAAACCTTGACCGAAGACCAAGTAAGGGCGATGGTCGGTGCTCCAACTCGTGAAGAGGAAGAGTATTGTATTTGTGGAGACAAGATAGATGAGTGTAACGATGCTTACGTTCATATGTCGAGTGGAGTATGAAACACTTTCACGAAGAGAAAACTGTATACAAATCCTTTCTCGCTGGGATGGGGTTTGGTGCATTCCTAATGTTCATTCTATTGTTGCCTCAAATGGTGAAGGCATCAGATGAGAATGGAGAAATCTTTTGCATGGCAAAAAACATTTACTTTGAAGCAGGTAACCAACCAGTCGCTGGTAAAGTTGCAGTGTCACTGGTAGTGTTAAACAGAGTGAAACATCCATCCTATCCCGATAACGTGTGTGATGTAATTTATCAGGCACAAATGAAAGAGAACTGGAAAGGTAATCTTGTTCCAGTCAGACACAAGTGTCAGTTCAGTTGGTATTGTGATGGTAAATCAGACGACCCTGTAGATAGTGCAACGTGGTTATTTTCACTTGCGACTGCTAACAGAGTTTTGAATGGAGACTTTGCAGACTTCACTGAAGGTGCAACACACTATCATGCAGATAGTGTTTATCCATATTGGGCAGACTCATTGAATGAGACTGTAGTTATTAACAATCATCTATTTTACAAATGAGAGAATTTTTAAAAGAAACAAACTACCCACATGATGGGGTTCAACACGTATACGAGTTTCCTAACGGATACGGTGCAAGTGTAATCAAACACGATTACAGTTATGGTGGTAAAGACGGACTATGGGAACTTGCTGTCTTAAATTTTGACCTTGACGAAAAGGGAGATTTAGATTATACTACAGATATAACTGGTGATGTTATCGGTTATCTAACTTGGAAAAATGTAGAGAACTATCTACAAGAGATAATGGAACTATGAATTTATTTTACTTACACAAAGAACCCGAGGTGTCTGCAACACTTCATTGTGACAAACATGTAGTTAAGATGATTATCGAGTATGCTCAGATGTTATCGACTGCTCATAGGATGTTGGACGGAACTCAATACACCGATGCATCAAGTGGACGTAGAATTCAAAGGTGGAGATTACCTAACTCAAACATGGATGGTGTTCTCTACAAAGCATCACATATCAATCACCCATCTACACGTTGGGTCAGAGAGAATGCGATTCAGTATCAGTATGCTTATGATATGTTTGTTAACCTATGTGACGAATACACTTATCGATATGGTAAGGTTCACATGACCGATGAGAAACTCAGAGACCTTCTTAATCAATTACCTAAAAACATTAAACTAGGTGAATGGTCTCAACCACCTCAGTGTATGCCTGACGATGTCAAAGTCGAAAATGACTCTTTGTCTGCATACCATAAATACTATGCAGTCTACAAAAAAGACTTTGCAAAATGGACTAACAGACCTGTCCCTAATTTTATGAGTGCTTGATATGCCAATGTATACGTTTGAAAATACCGAAACCAATGAAGTCTATGACATGCTCATGAAGTATGACGACAAGGTTAAGTATCTAAAGAAACACCCCGAAGTTAAAGAACGAATCGGAGCACCACAAATAGTAGGTGGTCATGGTGACCGTGTGAGAACCGATGGTGGTTTCGGTGACGTATTAAATAACATCGCATCTAAACATGTGGACTCACCTATGGGTGAAAGGTATCATCGTAAATCTGCCAAGGAAGTTAAGACTAGAGAAGTTATCAAAAAGCACGTTGACATTCAGAGCAGAAAGAAGTAAAATAAATTATGGACTACACATTTGAAATGAACAGTGATTTCCCATATCACTTGGGTGAACTTGATGGACTCGATGTCAAATCAGAACAAGTAGATGGGAAGAGATTTTACACAACACCTACAGGTGAAAAGTACCCTAGTGTCACAACTGTAACTGGATTATTAACACGTGAACACATCAAACTCTGGCGAAAACGAGTTGGTGAAGAAACAGCAAACAAGATTTCAACACAAGCCGCAAAACGTGGTACAAAGATGCACGATTTATTTGAGACATATCTTCGTGCTGAAGAAGACATAGAATTTGACAACGTACTCCAACAGAGTATGTTCAATGCAGTACAACCATATCTAGATGAGATTGTACCGATTGCCTTAGAGTGTCCTTTATGGTCACATAATTTAGAAATGGCAGGACGTGTGGATTGTCTAGGAATCGTAGATGATGTACTTACTATTGTAGACTTCAAGACAAGTAGTAAGTATAAAGAAGAACACATGGCAAAACCATGGTACACTCAGATGACTGCGTATGCAGTTATGGTAGAGGAACTTACTGGTGCGCCTGTAGAACAGATTATTGCTGTGGTTGCTGTTGAAGGTGGTGGTGTCCAAATATTTGGAAGTGACCCCTTAAATCATGTTGAGGAGTTGAATCAACTTCGCAATCAATATAGAAATCTTTATGGAGTATAGTATGGAAATTGAAGTCGGAAAAGAATATACGATTTATCCGAAATTTAAAAAGTCGTATGTAGAACGTGAAGTGTTCAAGGACAATGATAGTGAAGATAGAGTTGTTGTTGAAACACTATGGAGAAGTGGTGCTTATATCATCAAAGTAACTAACGAGGAAGAGAAAGAAACCTTAGAAGCATATATGTCAGATGATGCAGAAGGTGATATGGAACCTTGCGAGTTCGAAGAGAACGAATTTGTAGAATCTTTTGATGGGTGTGGTCAAGATGTTTATGTTCATCTTGCAGAAGGAAGTGAGGCAGACGAAGCAGCAATCCAAGAAGGTGTCGAAGAAGAAGGACACGATTGGTTTTGGGAAAACAATTATGACTCATGGGATGCAGAACACTTCTTTGGTTTACCTTTACAGGTAGATGAAGTCGACCCCGATAACAGATATAACTTGAGGTTTTAATATGTCAGAAGTAAAATTTATAAGAAATGAATCTCATCAAGTCTTTGTTAAAAAGACGATGGTAGCCTCAACTACTAATTGGGATGGGGAAGAAATAATCTCAGAAGAAGACCTTAGATTATACATTACAGAAGGTTCAACTGGTGATGATGAGAAAGACGATATTTGTCATGACCAAATGTTAGAAGCAGAGTGTATTGATGAGGAAGATATAGATTGGTGGTCTGATAGGAAAGGATGTACTGAGTACGAATTCGAGCTTACCGATGATTAGTAAAAAAGAATTTACAGAACAAGTGGAAAGACTTGTAACACGTGGAAGAGGTTCCGATGTTATGAGTGCTATCTTAAGAGTTTGCGAAGACAACGGTTTAGAACCCGAGTCTGCAAAAAGATTGTTATCGCAACCACTGAAGGAGAAACTTCAGGCGGAAGCACAACAATTAAATTTAATAGACCGTGGTAATACCTCACAAGGGACTATCACAAGTTTTTATAAGGATTAATTATGAAAGAAAATGATATCGTTACAGTCGTAACATCGAGTGGTGAATATGTTGGTAAGTTAAAAAGTGTAACACCTTTGACACTTATCAATCCTAAAATGATTATTCGTAATCCCGAGAATGGAGAAATGGGATTCGCAAGAGGAATTGCAGTAACTGGTGAAGAGAATGCAAAAGAAGCTACCTTCGATAGTTATGTATTCGTGGTTCCTACGAATGACGGAGTTGCTAATGCATTCCAAGATGCAACTGGGGAAATTGTCACACCACCTAAGCCATCGATTGTAACTTAATGACCAGTCGTGAAGGATACGATGCTTACACTCTTTATCTTGGGATAAAGTTACACTTCCATACTAAGGACTATGACTTCGTCAAGTACAATGGAAAGGTAAAGAGTGACATCAACTCATTTCTAAAAAGAAAAGACAAGTATCACTTTGGTAAGTTGTTCAAGACTTACAAACACGACTTACAAGATTTTTATATAGCAAACCTATCCCTTAAGGATAGATGGGCAGGAGATTTACTAGACAACGAGTGTGAACGAATCTACAAGGATTGGAAGAAAAGAAATCAAAAGTTATCCTACTTATTCGAAACAGAAGTTGCTGATGTCTTACGTAAGAAGTCTATTCAGAAAGTTCTAGAAGTAAAGAACGGACAACACCCAGTGTTACTAAAAGAGTTTCTTGCTAAAAAGATATCACTAGAAACCATATGCATCATGGATGAGATAATTGGTTTCACCAAGGACTGGGAGAGATTGATTCAAGAGAAGATTGTCTATCCCGATGTAATGATTCGTATCAACAAGTACAAAGCATTTGTTGATTACGACCACAACAAGTTTAAAGGAAAGTTGATAGAATTATGCTCTACTTAGTTGGAAACGGCCCATCAAGAAAAGGTGTGGACTTACTTGAATTACCTCAATGGTGGGGATTCAATATGATTCACGAAACGTATGCAC